AAACGTGCATCGCCTTGAGCATAAGTATCACCAGAGAACTGAGTAGCACCTGATCCGACATTACTGCCGAATACAGAACCACTACCGCCTCCAGAATTACTTGCCTCAAAGCACCATCTCTCTTGGTTTTCAAGCAAGATAGCGGTGTTTAATCTCGTATGATCGTCTGTAATAGAGCGAACTTTGTCTGAAGTGTAATCCAATACTGGACTCCACTTTTCGACTAATTGTTCAGCCTTTACTTTGTCAATGTGTAATAGATTTTCCATAGTTTTATTTTAATTTGTGTCTCCTTTTTTTAATTTAGAGTTTTCGACCTTGTGAGAGCGGCGATTAGCGAGTAAGTCTGAGCTTACTACTATCCTTTCGCTGCATCTCGTTCAGATATCCGCCTACAGGTGACAATGATTGTCTTGTAGGATTGGATACAATAGCTGGAGCCTCGTCTGCGATTTCGGGGCGATCAATGGATTCTACAATCCTTCGATTTAGCACACTTTCTTTCACATCCTCGTCTTTATCAGCGATATCCTTTTCGAACATCTCAACTACGTATTGAAAATTCTCCTGAATAAACTCAGGTGATTTGTTCTTTAGCAGTTTGTTAACATGTGCTTTTGTGGCACTTGCTAACTTTTGTGTTTTTTGCTCAAGCAAGTAAGCAGATTCGGTCTGGTTCAATTTTTTGTTGAGTTCGACTTTTGCTTGCATTGCTTCATTTAATTCCTTTTTAAGGGAATCAATTGTTTTCTTACCGTCTAATAAAGCTTCTTTAACTTCATTATCGATATACTCTTCACTAATAGAAACTAAATCACGAATTTGATCTAGTGTTCTCTTAGATTTGATATTATCTACGGCTTCAGAAATTTGTGTGGTAGGTATATGTTTTTCGAGATAGACATCCAAATAATCGGAAATGTCATTAATCATACCTTCTTTATGTGCTGTTGCCTCTTCGTTCAAGAGGGTTTCATATTTTTCAATCACTGTCTCTAACATTGCAGTGTGTTTTTCGTCAATTGCTTCAATAGCCTGTTGGAATTTTCCGCTGTGGTCTTGATCGATTGCTTCAACTACTTTTTGTAATGCGATTGTGTGCTGTTCATCAATGTGTTCGACAACAGTTTTCATTTTATTTGCATGATCTTCATCGATAGATTGAATTGCTTCTTCTAACATTGAAGCATGTTTCTCGTCAAGTTTTGCTAATGAAGCTTCGAACTTGAATGCATGGTCTTGATCAATTGCTTCAACTAATTTTTCCAATTTTTCAGTATGATCAGCATCTACCTGATTTTTAAATTCTTCAATCTTTACATTAAGTTCTTCGTCTTTCTTGATGTTGTTCGATTCGGCAATAAGTTTAGCTCTGTCTTCAACAGCAGTTTCAAATGCTTTATGAACGGTTTCTAATGACTCTTCACTCAAGTCTTTAAATTGTTCCTTTAAAAGTTCTTTAAAAGTATTCATGTGTTATATATTTATTTAGCGCAATCTTGCAAATTTTGTTGACTTGGAGGAGTTATTTCTTTACGAATTTTATTTTTTAACTTCTCTTCGACAGCATTATGTAGATTCTTATCAGCGTTGGCATAATCTTTATCCAACATGTTAACGATAAAATTTTTTATGGTTTCTTTTTCCTTGTTCATATTAATTAATTCCTTTTTTGATAGCGTTGATGAAACTTAAAAGTTGTTCTTTTAAATATTCGTCTCTATTTTTATTTGGAAGTGTTTTTAAATTTTTTTCCAATGTCTTGTAAGCGTCAATGGTGCATTCAACAATAGTTCCATCGTCTTTAATTGCCCATTCTCTGCTTTCCATTACAGATTCTAACATTGCATTTTGCACAGAAGGCTGATGAACAACGTCTAAGCATATTAAACGGAAATTGGAAACGTTTTTAACACCGCTAGTTTCATTGATTGTTCCTAATCCTCTTGTAGAGATTCCCATTTTGATGTTATCCTGAATGAAATTTTCTAATAATTTACCCATTGGTGTGCTCAGAACTTGAGATTTACCAATGAAGTAATTTCCGTTGCGTTTTAATTCGACAACTAGGTGACATGCATTAATAGGATTTATTTCGGTGCTTTGAGGATGATTCATTTCACCGATAGCACGACGAGTATGAATCATTTCTTTTTCGTATCTAGCAACTTCACCAATCATTTCATCAATGTTATATGACCTTCCGTTACCATTTGGATCACCAGCCATCATAAATGGGCCAGTGATGAAAGTTTTGCGTTCTCCTGTTTTATTTTTTTCTTCTACAAGGAAATCAATATCTTGATGGATATCTTCAACAATGAATTTTAATGACATATGTATAATTATTTATGCTATTCTGCATAATTTGTTTTTATTTAACCTATTAAACTTAAAAAAATATTATGTTTTTAGAAAATTTGTATGAAATTAAATGTTTACTTGACGAGAAACATTTAATTAAAAATTACCCAAGGAAAAACATAGGAGGGCAAGAATCCTGATATGAGTTCATCAATTCTTTTTCTAAAGTATCTTTTTCGGTTCTGCCTTCGTCTAATATTGAAGTATCTACGCTACCTCCTCCAAATAAGGATGTTCCGGCATATTTCTTTCTCACGTATCCAACTCCAATTTTTGTTGCCGCCAAAGCATGTCTCATCACCCATAGTTCTTGGACTAAATCTTTAATAGGTCTTTCCATATAACAACCGACTAATCCTAAATAACTTTCTTCTTTAATAGGTTCAGGTATAATTCTTAATGTTTGTGTTCTATTATCGAATCTGAAGTATGGAACTTGAGCCAACACTCTTTTTCTGGTTTCTGTCCACCCTTTTAATATTTCCCAACTCACTAAATCAAATCCGAAACTTCCAATCATGTAAGAAGAATATATTTGTTGTGCCATTGCTTGTTCTAAAGTGAACAATGTATTAAGTCCAGTAGATTCCCCTTGTTCAAATGCGAAAACATCGACTACTTTTCTATAACTGTTGATATCATAGTCATATGCAGCAGAAAGACCTGATACTGCACTGCTATACATTTCAGGAGTTTGGTTTATTAATGTTGCAATATTTATTCCAACCCCTTTAACATACTTTTTAGAATCGAATATTAAATACTCTTCTGTATATCCTGCCCATTTGGTAAAAAATTGGATAGCGTTTGTTATGTAAGTATATAATTGTTGATCACTCACTTCAACATTTATTAAAGGGTGTCCCAATTGCTGTTTTATGTTTAGTGCTAACGTTTCATAACTAGAAATAATTGGAGTTAATGACGTTCCCCCTGAATAACCTGTTGGAATAATTGGCATATATATTATTTAACGGTTTATGTTGCAGGAGTTGCAGCAGGAGTTGCAGGAGCATTAGGTGTTGGTGCTGGTGCTCCTCCTATTGGTGCTTCTGCTGGTGGTGCATCTGTAGCTCCTCCAGCTTCAGGAGGCATTTCTCCGAAGTCTGGTGGTGTATCTGATCCTCCACCTCCTCCTAAATCACCCATTCCGCCTCCTAAATCACCTCCACCTCCTTCTGGTGCTTCTCCGCTAGCTTGTTGAGAAGCTATTACATCTCGGAAGTTTGGCCCCATTTCTTTGATTTGTGTTAATTCCCACTCAAATGCAGAATCTTTCCTTAACCATTCTCTATTTTCGTCCATTTGTTCAGCATTTAAGCCCAAATAATATTTTTGAGCGTATGATTTAGATATAGATTCGTTCTGAGTAGCAGATTGGAAGTTCTCGAATTTCAATTTCATCAATTCTTGCTCTCTCATCGCCATAAAAGATGAAGGAACATTGAACTCTACCTGAATTGCGCGTTCTCTGAGTTTATTTTCTTTCCAGAATTTCTTTAATTTTAGATGAACTATGAAAGAGTCACGAATACTAGTTGCAAATTGTCTTTGAATTCTAATAACATATTTTGCAAATCGTAATTCCTCTCTAGATATTTCCATTCCATCACTAAATTTAGGAGAACCCCCACCAGAACCATCCGTTATGAATCTGGAAGGTGGAACTTTCATGCTTTTGTAAAGTTTCTTCAGGAAATAATTTAAATCGTCTAATTGTCCTAAATTTTGACCAGCTTGTAGTGTAGAAACTTCAGTTCCATTACCTTGAGCATCTTTAGTGAACCAATAGCTATCCAACATTGATTGAGGATCATATACATTAGTCACTCTTCCACCGTTTTGAGTGTCATAATTTTTCTTTGACCAATATTGTTGCATTAATCTCTTCAAATATGCTTCTGCTTTTGGTGCTGGCATATTACCTGTATAAACTTTGAACTGCAAACGTTCTGGTGCTCTTACAAGTCTATAAATAACTATGGAATCCTCAATAAGCGATAATTGTCTATACGCTCTTTTGGCATTTTCTATATATGGTAAGCGAAGTGTCTTAAATTCGTTCCATATCCCTGAGTGTATATATGTAACCTGAGATTTTTGTAGAAATAACAATTCTTCTTGGTCTTTTTTGTTTATACTTGCAGCAGGTTGTTGAATTGGTTTTCTCAACAAGAAACCTTTCACTACTTCATTTTGAACGTTTTGATAAACAGGATTTACAAGTTCAGTTGGGATCATTACTAATCCTACAACTCCTAAATCCATTCTTTTTTCGTCTATGATGTTTTCAAAATATAATTCACCGTCAACTAAAAACTGTCTGAAGTATTCCCATCCAGTATCTTCTAAATCGAATATTGAAATGAACTTTCTGAACTCTTCTTCTATTTTTCCTTTGATATCTTGGCTATAATCTCCTCTTAATTGGAAATTTACTATAATATCATTTTCATCTTTGACTATACATTCGTCACAAATTTCATCTATGCAGTCTGCTAATTCTGCATATGCTGCCATTCTTCGATAATCCATTAATCTACTGGTTTTATCTTTATCTACACTGGCATATACGAAAGCTTGATAATCTTTATTGATTAATATATTACCAGAAGGGTTATTAGCTAAACTTGGATCAGGAGGCGATGAAAAGAATACTGATTCGTCACTTATAATATCATCTACTCTTGGAGTGACATCACGAAATGCATCATATTTCGGATTCTTTCTAATCATGGTGTCTATGATTTGATAAGCGTATGGAAGTTTAGAAATGAATGCACCTAAAATAGAAGATTGAGGGAATCCAAC